GTCTGTACGATCGTACGCACATGTCTAGTGGGGACAATCAAATCGTCCCCATAGACGCGCACCGAACCAGAAAGGGCTTTTATGTCCTTTCTGGTAACTGATGTGTTGAGCGACCTCTGAATACCGAGGAAGATCAGGGTAGTAAATACCATGGCTTCCATCGGGAAACAGAGCGCTGAACCCATAGACGCGAACTTGGCAAGACGGATTACTCCGTAGCCAGGTACGTCGGCCCGCCGTGAACGACAAGCATCGATAGCCCCATGCAAATGAGGATATCTAGCTGTCATTGCACGAACGAGCTGATTGGAGACACGGTCACTTGCTTCACTCAAATCGAGCGTCGCAGTCTGACCATCTATCGAACCTTGGCGAGCCAGCTCCTGATTAGGAGTCTGGTCGTCAAAGCCGATAAGCCTTTGTAGGAGTCTATCCCTACCATAGGCCACAAGGAAACATCGCAAGAGAGCTTGTTGCGCATATTGCATATGCGCGGGCTCAATCGCAATGATCCTTGGTGTCTTCAACGTTTTAGGAACTGGGATAACCCTCACGGGTATCTCAGCACCAGGTTCGAGGTAGGTCACCTCATCCAAGCTATCACTAAAGTGGTAGTTTGGTATGAGGTACTTATGAGCGGGAAAGTACCGCTCAAGTCGAGTGGTCCAAAAGGACATCCGATATTTCTCATTACTTGAGAGATAATCGGCTGTAGCTCCTGGGCCATGCTTCGGGAGAAGTACCCCGTAATGGATATCTCTATCCATTTGAAGGAAGACTTCTCGAAAAAGCAAATCCGACATATGCACGAACTCAGAAAGATCACTTTCACTGAGTAAGGCATCGGATTCTCGGACCTCCTTCTCACACTTGATGAACGTTGACATCGCTTCTCGAACCCTTGCATCACTGCAAGGAAACGAGATCTTTGCAAACGACAGTGTTAACTGTCGCAAAGCAAAGATTGCATCGATGTCAGGCTCATCAAGCAACACACCAGAGTCAAGGTCGAAGACACGGGTGAAGAAACCTCGTAGAAATACGGGGAGACTTCTCCTTCCGTTGTCAAAGGAAGGATGGATCCCGGCATGGCCTTGGTCTATCCATTTTTGGATGGACTTCCCAAGGTCAGGCAAGGTTATCGTTAGAAACGATAACCCCTCATCTTCGACCCTCCTTCTGACGGTATTAATGTCAGAAGTGGCGCTGGTGCAGCAACCCATGGCAAGATCATTAGCCATGAGTGTCCAGAGTGACATCAGGCTTTTCACCTAACCTCCTCTACGTGAGGTGTTGGGTCCTTAGCCTCTTGACACTTCTCGTTTCCCTCAGCAAAGGCAATCTGCCAATGCTGGGCGGCCAGGGAAGGGTACCTTGGACCGCCCAGACTTACATGGCAGAACTTAAGCCAATGCTGATACATGCAATTCGGTTAGCATGTATCTGCGAGGAAACGAACCACGAGGACAAATGCCATCGAAATGGCAAGAATGATGAATAGGCTAATGGAGGGCTTGGAAAACATTCTCCCAGTCCTGCATAGCCAACAAAGATGCCTGGCCGGCACTCATACACATCAGGAATACAATTTTCCAATTGTATTTCCTAGATTGTGCAGGAGTTAGGCGAGGCACAATTGTTTCATCATTCGCCGACGACGTTCTACCAATGGAGAGGTGGGCTTTTTGAACGTCCACCACAAGCATCTTATCTGAAACAGATATGATGCAATCCAACGGTATGAACGCCACCGTTCCTCTACGACTCACCACCGAGCAGTTTGGTGATGACCGCATCTGTAGAAGCCGTGAACCAGGTCTTAAAACCTGTGTACACAGCAAGCGCCTCTGCAACCGTATAACCCACTGCAGGGACGTCAAAGACGACATAATTACTCATGCCGACTTGACGATTCTCTGCAGGGATAAACGGATCAGCGGTCACTTTGGAATGGTCGATCCTGAGCAGATGGCGGTGCCGCTTTCCCAGTTCATGGGAGGCGCGCACCACAATCAGCCCATCTGACGTCTGGTACGTGGAATCGTCACCCTCGACTGAAGTCTTGGGCAACGTATAACCCGTACCAGAAATCGTCAGTGCGATTGGATCGGTAAATGCCATGAGGCATCACTCCTAG